ATTGAATCACTGACACTAAGACCAATACTATATGTTGGTGTATTAGAATAAGCATCTAAAATTAAAGTTTGATTTTCAACTAATGTAAATGTACCATTTATAAAATATACGCCACGCTCAATTTCTACTGCAGATCCGGCACCAGTTGCAGAAGATGATGCTGTGGTAACTGTATATGTCACATAGTTATTTTCATCTATACCTGGAACGATAATTGTAAGTGTCTCATTGTCCCCAAAGGTTTTAACAGTTCCTTCGCTTGCGGTATCTTCTTCACCACCTGATGAATTATATTCAACAAAAAGTGTGAGTGGAGTTTCATTTGTTGATAATTGATAAAACTTTACAATACCAGTTACGGCACCATTTCCTGCAGTATCATATCCAGTACCTTCAATTTCATTACCAATCATATCAGTGACAGCAGTTTCAATGTCGGTCACTTCTGTGCTTAATCCGTCAATGCCATTTGTGGTAACAACAGAAGTTATAGTTCCTGTTAACTTAACGTATTGGTAATCTGTATTCAGCGCAAGATCACCAGGAATAATCATTGAGCCTTCTTTGAAAAAGTGCTGTCCAAAACGCTCAACTTGTTTTTGGTACAAGGATTGCAGTTGATTTAATTCTCTTGTTTGTACGGCATATCCTGGACGAAAAAGAATTTTTGTAAAAAGCTTTTCCTCGTCATAATCATCAAAATATGGAGCGCTGTTTAGATTAATCGACATAGTTTCCTCTGTTAATATTCAAGCACAAAAGATATAGTTTCGACTTGATCTGCATTTCTAGAAATAGGTACTCTATTATTTATAAACAAAATATCACCGCTAAATCTTTCAACTTCAGGATCAACAATTGAATTAATTGTTGCTGTAGCACCAGATTCTGACACTATAGTTTCACCTACTTCAAAATCAATTGTATTTGACAAAGTCACATCACCTTTAATATATCTTAAAGTGTTTGTATCTATAATATCAATATATTTTCCAGTTGCCCCTGATGTTTGTCCATAAATGTTTTCGTCAGCAACAAATGATCCAGCAGTAACTGTAACGTTTAGAGTTCTTTTTGCATTAAGTGTTATATCAGTTGCAACTTCTGTTGTTCCGTAATTGTATGGATCTTCTATTAAGCCGATTTGTCTAAAATCGTTTGCAATAGTAAAATCGCCTTCACCTTCAGCTCCAGATATTGTTATATTTAATAATACGTATTTAGCTAAAAGTTCTCTATCTGGTGCGCCGCCGTGTCCTCTAAACGGTGAAATAACAGGTCTTACTGATGCGGAAGAAACAGAAGACGCAACTATAGTAGCAGTTGCCTTTCTAAAATTTTGACCAGCAACATTAACATTAGCGCTAATAACTTCACCTAAATTATTAGTAAAAGCAACACCTCGAGCAGAAGATTGAATAATACTTACTTGCTGACCATTGATGTATCCTTGTCCTGGAATAACAACATCAACACTAACAACGGCACCAGATTCATTTGTAGTAGCTAAACCATATGCAGATTCTCTTGTTCCAGTTGTAGTGACTTGCCTTATTAAAACTGGAATTTGCCCTACTATAGGTAATGAGTAACCAGCACCATTGTTCAACGAATCTACAATAACACTCGTCAATCTTCCTTGTGAATCAACTGAAGGTGTGGCTAGAGCAGTTTCTGATTGAAACTCATCACCATCACCGTAAACATAAATTGGTAATGATGAATTGATGGGATAACCAGACCCAATAGATTCTATTTTTACATTTTCTATACTTCCAATGACCGCTGAACTTATAACAACCGAATCATATGTAATAGGTAAGTATTCCGTGCTGGCAAACTCATCAATATCTGATTGCGATATTGTAAACATAAATTTCCACTTATAACCGTCAGTTGTTTCTTGAATACCAGATAATTGAGTAGGTCTAACTGTAGAAGTTGCTCCCCCGTTATTTGATATACACTTATAAACATTAAATTGTGATGTCATACATAAAAGTTTTTATCAGTCAAATCAACTAAATCATCGTATTCGTCATACACTACACCAGATGTCCAGTTTATTCGTTTAAAACCAAGCCTAATGTTTTGGTCAGTTAACTTTTTAAGAGCAGTCATATTATACCATGCATCGTATTCTGCATCTAAAGCATCTATAACATCGTCGGGTGTATTTTCATCTTCCCAAGGCTGAGGTCTTCCAATAAAAAGATAATAACTTTTATCACGATAAACATCGCTATCATTAGTGAGTTCAACAATGTCACCTACAACAGTGTCAACTAATTGCTTAGCGTTTTTATAACGGGCTTTACCTAATAAAACTGATGTGGCCATCTTTTCCTCTTTTAATTAATAACTTATTATATGTAGGTTGTGCCAAAGTAATCGGACGCAAAGTAAAATTCATCAAAATAATCTTGAGAAAATATTACATTGCTTTCTGTAATATTAATGGTTTCTTCGGTTACAACAGCATCTGGAGGTGACGCTACAACATTTTCTTCTATGTTAACAATACCAACATTTAACGAATTAAAAGTAATAATATTTGCAACAACTTCCATTCCAGAAGGATGAACTATTTTTTTAAAGGGGTTTATCCAATTATCTACTGGAATAGTCGTTCTTATTTCATACGAATATTTTTGATAATATCTAGAGTCTTGCAAGACTATTGACTCAGACAATTGCCCTTTAACTCCTTCATATCTTCCGGTGGAAGATGCTAGAGTACCGTATGTAACAGATAGAGATGCACCCGACCCACTCCCGTCTACTGTCACTGATCCGTTTGAATTTACAGAACTCCCATCTAAAAAAACTTCAAAATCACTTAAATAATACTCTCCAGAAGTTATAAGACTTAAAGGCGTATTACTATAACCGAAGTCTGTAACACTGATTTCAGTAATTCCACCTGAACTATTAACAGCTGAAACATATGCTCGAAATGTTACTTCAGTTCGGTCACTAAAATATACTCTATCACCAATACTATATCCAGATCCACCATCTGAAATTTCAATTCCAGTAACTGTTCGGCAAACTTCTGCTTCAAGCTCAGCACCATTAGCAAATATAATTCCATTTTCGCTAAAAGAATCTGATACAGTAGACCCTATTAGTTTAAGTTCGTATATTGTAATTCCTGGATATATTTTTCTTTGAACGAATCTACAATTGCTGTTGCACTTGATCCAACTTGAAATATTCTTTTTCCTGCAAAATCAAAAGGATCACCAGCAACTTCAACAACCCTAAGTATAGATTCTACTATCCATCTTCCATCTGAAGGAATCAGTACTGATTCCCAAGGATAAATGACAGTAATTTCATCGTTTAAGAATAACTTAAAAAACGCTTTTACTGATTCTTCTGATCCTTTAGATTTCCATATATCAACTAAATAATCATAAAATATTTTTGGATCAGCCTCACCTAATCTAGCAGAATATAATCCGAGCTCTCTTCTTATGTATTCTAAGAATTCAGGATCTTGTTCCCTAACATCTCTTTGATAATATAAAGTATTTTGATAATGCCCAGATTTGTTTTCAGTTTCAAGATAGTCAAAAAACTTTTTTGCAAACTCCACTAATCGCGGGTAGCTTGAGTTAACATGATCAGGAAATAGAGAATCAATTAAAGCTTGTACATTAGGATTTTTATTCATTATGCTCTAGGTATTAAAGTATAATTTGTTCCGCCAGCTGAAACACCAGAAACTAATTGATCTGCAGTACCACTTATTTCCACATCATTCATGTCTATTACTGAAACATTATTTCTTTTAGGTGGAACATCAAAAGAATTTGGTCTTACAACTATTTCAATGTAAGATCCTTCAAAGGCTGAAGGGCTAAAATTAGTAAGAACAATTTTACCGTTAGCAGCATCAATAAATCCGGCATTATTTAATAAAACTCTTTGATTAACTGTCGTGCTTCTTATAATTCTTACCAATCTTTGACCAGTAACATCAAGATAATCATCTAAAACACATTGTTCGCCGTTGTAAGTAAATGTCGTGCATTCTAAAATAATAGATTCTGTTGAACCACAAAGATACAAGGGTGTTGAAAAATTTAGCTCATACCTNGCAGAAAGATTTAAGATTGGAACAAATCTTTTCTTTAACCAAACTCTATTTGATGAATTTATAATAGCTTGATNTGANGAATCAATAGCTTGTCCTAGTTGAGAATATCTNAANACNCCATCAAACTTTCTTAAGTTTGTATCATTATAGTTTGATATAGCAGTTCGAACCACATTATTTAATTGTGAAGTAGTTAATGAGGTATCAGCTTCATTATATCTGTAAAATACTTGCAGCCTTACATATGTATATTCAGGATCTATATATTCAGGTGTTACTGATAATACAGCTTTAGGTTTAAGTATGGTTTCAGTGATAGTTTCTTTTTCAAAGTCAGTTAACAATTCACCTGTTTGTGGTATAATAGAAATGTATACTCGACCATATTGAGGTGGATCATTATCTTCTCCGCCCCAAACTGATATGGAAGATGCATTGTCAAAATTATTAAGAATTATTGATCTGTAATCATCAGGTGTAACTGCTCTGTTTTGTGATGTAAATGAAAGCGGAGCTCTATATTTAATTGTTTGAATAGATTCTTTTTCACTGCCCCCTGTTGCTCGATTAATAGTAGTGACACTAATATTACCTATTCCGCCAATAGGGTTATTTGAATTAGCACTAAAGATACTAGCACCGTTTGCTTCTGGGCCATCAGAAACTAAATAACTAATAACAATTTCACTTCCATCAACTGGTTGAGTACCAACAATTCCGTCTCCAAAAACTATTTCGTACCTACCGTTAAAGGTTTCATTTAAAAAGAATACTCTAGACGAACTAGTAACATTAATAACATTACTTGCTAGTGTATAAGTTTCTCCAGCAACAGTGACCTCTAATGTGGAAGTGTCGACATTAATTTCTGGTATTATAAATTTTTCTGAAGTATTAACATCATATATGTAAGATGTTGAGGTTGGTGTACCTTGTTTAATTTCTATTGAATTAAAAATTCCATTAGTTGATTCATGTGGTTGAGTAGTAACAAATGTATATGTTGTTCCGTCAATCACAGCTCTAAACGGATGGTTTTTTTCTAAGGTTATTAAAACACCATCAGTTGCTCCGTTTACTGTAATATCCACGATAGCAGTAGGACCTCTAACTGACTTTGGGGTGTACCCAAGTTGACGTGCATGACCAACAACAGATCCACGAAATTGAGCTGTTTCTAAAAAAGTTTCGTTAATACCAATGTTTGCATTTACGGCATTATAATGTGTTACATATGCCATTA